CTTGACATGTTCAATAAGATTACAAAAGGTGGAATACCAATTAAAACATTGAATATTGCTCTTGCTGGTACAGGTGTTGGTAAATCTCTATTCATGTGTCATATGGCTGCATCTTGTTTATCACAAGGTCATAATGTTTTGTATATCACCTTAGAAATGGCCGAAGAAAAGATTGCTGAGCGTATCGATGCGAATCTTTTGAATATTGACATGCAAGAATTACATGTGATACCTAGATCCGACTATGAACGGAAGTTTGAGGTGTTGCGTAGTAAAACACAAGGCAAGTTGATTATCAAAGAATATCCAACTGCAAGTGCATCAGTCTTACACTTCAGAGCATTGATCAACGAATTGCAACTAAAGAAAAGTTTTAAACCAGATATTATCTTTGTTGACTATCTGAACATTTGTGCGTCATCAAGAATTAAACCTGGTGCAAGTGTAAACTCATATTCTTATATCAAGGCTATTGCAGAAGAATTACGTGGACTTGCTGTAGAGTTTGCAGTACCAGTTATGAGTGCAACACAGACAACAAGAAGTGGCTTTACAAATACAGATCCAGGTCTAGAAGATACATCAGAATCTTTTGGTCTACCTGCGACTGCTGATTTTATGTTTGCTTTGATTTCAACAGAAGAATTAGAACAATTAAACCAAATCATGGTCAAACAATTGAAGAATCGCTTTGGTGATCCCAATCACTTCAAGCGTTTTGTAGTTGGTATTGATAGAGCTAAGATGCGACTGTTCGATGCTGAACCTTCTGCCCAACAAGGTATCGTAGATGCTGGTCAGGATGATGAACCTATTAATACTTTTGGCAACCGTGAACGTAAGTTCAATTCTAAATTTGAAGGAATTAAAGTATGAAAGTAGTTCAATTCGAACCTAAAGTTGAAAAAGCATCTAAAAAAATGAAAGATGATTTACTTGAAGTATTAGATGTTTTAAGAAAAAAAATAGAAAACGATGAAGTTACAGAATATATTATTTCTTCCATGCATGTCGATGGTGAAGTGGAAGTATATGTTTGTGCAAAAGATTTTGTTGGTGCAATAGGACTTCTTGAATCAGGTAAATATAATCTATTTACACAATACGAATGAATAAAGAACAAGCACTACAATGTGCCAAAGTTTTTGAAGATTACTTCAAAGATTTTAGTCGCATTGATGAATACATGCGAGAGCAGAAACTCAATTCTCTAGCTGAATTGCCTTTTGCTTTGCCAGGTTGTGGACCAGAAGAAGATTTGTTTTCTGATTTTACTATGAACCCACAAGACATGGAGTTTGAAGTTGTTGAGATGGAATCTAGTCGCTGGCAACTGTACTTAGATATTATTTCATCACACAATAATCTTTCAAGTCCTGGTCGTAATCTGAAACTGGCTGTGTTAGAAAAGAAAACTCAGAAGTGGGTTGGTTTTATTCGTATTGGATCTCCAACAATTATGATGAAACCACGTAATGAATTGCTTAATTGTGTCATTACAAATGAAACATCAACAACAAAATCCTTTAATCAGGCATCTGCTATGGGTTTTGTGATTGTGCCATCGCAACCTTTCGGTTTCAATTATCTTGGTGGAAAGTTACTTGCAGGTATCAGTTGTTCACATGAAGTTAAGAGTATGTTAGACAAGAAGTATGGCATGAATACTTGTTTGTTTGAGACTACTTCATTGTACGGCAGTTCTAAATCTGTTTCACAATATGATGGTATGAAACCTTATTTGAGATTTGGTGGTGTGACAGAATCAGATTTTCTGCCAATGATGCATGGCAAACCATATGAGGATCTGGTCAAGTATGTTGAAGAAATCAATGGTGGTCCTATTGTGCCTGAAGATGCAAGTAGTCGTAAGTTGAAGATTACGAATACTATCATTGCTATGACAAAAGCATCATTAAAGTCACATGAGAGTGAATATGGTGCATTTATGAACACCATTGAGAAAGCCAAAAGTCTGACTGAGAAAAAACGATACTATTATTCAAATTATGGTTATTCTAACTTTAAAGATGTGGTACTTGGTAAGACAGACAAACTTGTGCCAGACAAGGAAAACTATGAAAAATTTCACCTAGAGAATATCATAGAATGGTGGAAAAAGAAGGCTTGTAGTAGATATACAACACTTCAGACTGAAAATCGCATTAGAACAGAGATGGAAGTATGGACCGGCGACAAGGAGATTGACATTATACGATAACTCTGGTAGGATAAATAAATGATTATGAAAATCCCTACTCAAGTTAATACCGATACATCTTCTAAAATCTCTGGTGCAGGTGCAGAAGTTACGGCTTTAGCCGAATCACTACAAGCCTATGCTTGTGCCACTAGACAATTTTATGGTAAACCTTTAGGTGACATTTCACAGGTCACAGAACGCACTATTGGTGATGCTGATTGTGACAGAACATTAAAACAATGTATGAAAGGTCTTGATGAAAACTGGTTTAATAGTGTTGTCAAGACAGCCAATAAAATGTTTGAAGAAGTTCCTGGTGCAAGATCAGGAAAGAATTTTAAATTTTATCGTGGTGGTAAATTTGTAGATTCAATTTATAATGAATGGAGAAAATTTAAAAAAGGTAGTGGTATAACAGGTGATGATAAGTGGAATCCTGCTGATATTTGGATGGTCAAGAAATCTTTTAAATTAAAAACTGGATGGCCAACACTTTCAGATTATAATAGATACATTTATGATGAGTTTGCAAAAACCAATTTGATAGGTGTTTCACTTAAAAAATTAGACCCTAAAGCACCTACTGCACATTCTAAAATATTTAACAACGGCAAACCTTTGATCGCTACTTTTAGAGGCATCAAACTTGGCCAAAATATGTTAGATTCAAAAGACATTTATATACAATATACATCAGAAGGAAAAGATGGTGAAATACAGTTGCGTAATTTTTCAAGTAGACCGCAACCATCATCATGGCAAGGAGAGATCAAAGGTAAAACTGCTGCTGGCGGAAAAATAGGTGGCGGTGTAATTTTTGAAGGTGCTATTGAAGCTGGTGTCCCAAGAACAAAATTAAAACAACCAAATCAAACACCAATAGATAAACCTACTGATAATGATTTCAAACAATTTGCAATGATGTTTAAAAAATTATCAGGTTCTAAAGATAGTATAGATACTCTAGTAATGCAAGCAAAATCAGGACACAGAAAAGATAAAACTTGGTGGATGTCCAAATATATCGGTGTCAGTCTTGTATATAATGTTTTAGAATCAGGAAAACAAAATGAATTTTGTAAGTATATTTTCGAATATGCTTCATCAGCAACTAAGAACAGTAGTATTTTTATAAAGTATAGTTAATGAAATTCACAGAATTTTTAACCGAAGCAAAAGAAGAAAAGAACGTACACCTCGAACATATTGAGGATGAAGTACTCAACCGTGGTACTAATGGTGCTCGAGATGCAATTAATTTTCTTCGTTCTTTGCGTGATATGCTAGCAGGCAATTCACAAAGTAAAATTAATGTAACAACAAAATGGGATGGAGCACCCGCTATTTTCTGTGGAAAGAATCCAGAAAATGGTAAGTTTTTTGTTGGTACTAAATCCGTATTCAACAAAACTGCAAAGTTGAACTACACCAATGATGATATAGATGCAAATCATCCAGGTGAAGGACTAAATGTAAAATTAAAGGCCGCTTTAGAACATCTACCAAAGTTAGGCATCAAAGGTGTTCTACAAGGTGACATGATGTTTGCTAGAGGTGATATTACTAGACAAGTTATCGATGGCCAAAAATATATTACCTTTCAACCAAATACTATCGTATACGCTGTGCCTGCTGATAGTGTTCTAGCTAAAAGAATGTTAGATGCACAAATTGGAATAGTTTTTCATACATCTTATAGTGGTAAAACTATGGCGGATATGAAAGCATCTTTTAATATTGATATTGGTAATTTAAAGAGTACGAAAGATGTTTGGTTCCGTGATGCGTCATTTACTGATGTTTCTGGTTCAGCATCATTTACAGAAGAAGAAACGAAACAGATAACTGGTGTTTTATCTGATGCAGGTAGATTATTTCAATCTATCAATTCATTAACATTGAATAAAATAGCATCTAGTGATGTTTATAAAACTTACATCAAAACATTTAATAATGCAAAAGTACGTCAAGGTGAAAAAATTACTGATACTAGACGACATACGAATGAATTAATCAATTGGATTGAAATGAAGTTGAACAAAGAAATTCAAGATGCAAAAAAAGAAGATACTAAGAAAAAGAGAATTACTGAGAAAACAGAAGTAATGAGATTCTTCCGTAGTAATTCTTCACAATTAAAATTAATTTTTGATTTACAAAATGTTTTAGTTGTTGCAAAGAATATGGTTGTCAAGAAATTACAAGAGATGCGTCAAGTTACTGGTACATTTTTGCGTACAGATAAAGGATTCAAAGTTACAAATCCAGAAGGGTTTGTTGCTGTAGATAGATTAAAAGGTAATGCAGTAAAATTGATTGATAGATTAGAGTTCAGTCAAGCAAACTTTAATGCAACAAAGAATTGGGACAAATAATGGCATACGATATTAATAAAATTTTAGCAGAATATGGTGATGATGATTTTGGTTTTTCTGCGGTTTCAGAAGCAGAATATAATGCTGTTATCGCCGAGACAGCAGATACAGCAGAAGAATACAAAGCAAGACTTGAACAAATTGAGAAACTTGTGTTACCATTTTTCACCAAATTATTGAAAACTGCCGATAAAGAATATATTTATTGGCCAAATCGTAAAGCGATTGTCGAATCACAAATACAAAAAATATTACAACTAACAAGAAATGACTAAGAAGAAAATAGTTGAAGCCTCATATGCAGGCAATATTGGTGTAATGGAACTAGTGAAGTTTCATAAGATTGCCTCATCTAATCAGAAAAAAGAATTAAAATCCCATTTAGATAATAAGAAAAAACATGATGCATGGAAACTAATTCAGCACGTGACTGGAAGTAAACTACATAATAGTGTGACTGAAGAACATGGTGCGGGTGAAGATGGTACCGAAAAACTGGTAAGAAAGTATCTAGCTGATACTCCAGGACAAACTTCTGCCGTGATTAAAAGGTACAAAAAGACTAAGTAATAGATATAGATTGGAGATGGTATGGGTGATGAGAATGATTTGATCATTGGTTGTTCAACAAATTATGATTGGTCCAAATTAAAGTATTGGATCAATTCTATCAATATGTCCGGTTTTAAAGGTGAGAAAGTTTTAATTCTCATGAATTGTGACCGAGATACAGTACAAAAAATCAACGGTGCAGGATTTAAAGTTGTAGGTTTTAATCGTGATGAACAAGGTAATCTTAAATATGAATCACGTATACCTGTTCACGTTGAACGATTTATTCACATCTATAATTACATAGATCCAACACGCCATCGTAATGTAATCACCACAGACGTTAAAGATGTTATCTTTCAAAAAGATCCTGGCCGTTGGTTTAGAGAAAACATTTACAATGGTAAGAATCTAATTTTTGCATCTGAAAGTATTCGTTATAAAAATGAACCTTGGGGTGATCAGAATCTTAGAGAAACTTTTGGTCAATTTATCTACGATAAGTTTAAAGATAATGAAATATACAATGTTGGTGTATTGGCAGGTCGTGCTCAGGCCATGAAAGATTTGTGTATGAATATCTTTGCTGCAACCATGGGTAAACCAATCGCAATTTGTGACCAGTCTACTTTCAATTTCTTAATCGCACAACATCCTTATACAGACACCTCAATCTATTATAAATCAGAAGATGGTTGGGCTGCACAATTAGGAACTACTGGTGATCCAACAAAAGTACAAAAGTTCAAACCATATTTGTTAGAACCATGTCCTAAGTTTGAAAATGAAATTTTGAAAACATCTAAAGGTACAGAATTCTGTATTGTACACCAGTACGATAGAGTTCCTGCCATTGCAAAAATTATAGAAAAGAAATACGGATGAAAAAGATTCTATTTGTTGTACATCGTTATCCTCCTTTTCCTGGTGGTTCAGAAAACTATGTACGTGATATGGCAGAAGAAGTGGTTCGCCGTGGTCATGAAGCTTGCGTACTAACTGGTGAACATAAGGGTGACCGAAATGGCGTGAAAGTAACAAGTAATCCAGAAATACTTAAAGATAAATGGGACTTGATTGTTGTTCACGGCGGCGATGTTGGTGTGCAAGATTTTGTTTTGAATCGTGCTCATGCCATTTCTGAAATTTCACCAATGTTATTCATGTTAATTATTCCTTCTGAGAGTGAAACATATAAATTTGCTTGTGAACATGTACAGTTTATTGGTTGCTCTGCAAAAGAAGATTGGGATTGGGTTAACAAAAAAGGTTTATTTAATAAGTCAAAACGTGTAATACACGGCATTGATGAAAAGATTTCTGTAGGAATGCCAGGATTTCGTGAGAAGTATGGAATTAAAACTGAACTGATGTTTTTATCTTGTGGTGGTTATTGGCCAAATAAAGCCATGCACGAACTTGTTGAAACATTTAATAAGGTTGGTCGATATGATATAACTTTAGTGTTGACTGGTTATGATAATCGATATGGAATTATGCCTAAAGAATCAGAATATGTTAAGCCATTAATGATAGAAGATCGAAATGATGTTATGTCTGCAATACGTGAAGCAGATCTATACATCATGCACTCACATCGTGAAGGTTTTGGATTAGTTTTGTTAGAATCTATGTTGAATAAAACTCCTTGGGCTGCAAGAAATATTGCTGGCGCTAAATTGATGAGTGATTATGGATTTACATATGATACTGATGATCAACTTTTAAAATATATGAAAGAATATAAGACATTAAGGAATACACTTCATTCTGAAAATGCTTACGAATATGTTATACATAACCATTTAATTAGACACACCGTTGATGATATAATGAGGCTGATATGAAATTTAGTTTTGGTATTTTAACACTATATGAAAACCCACAACAAATACAAGAAGTAATCGATTCAATCGATGCATTAAAAATTCCTGAGTATGAAGTTTTATTGATTGGTCCTAAAAATGATCAATTCAAAAATGCAATTGAATTTGATGAGAATAAAAAACAAGGATGGATTACTCGAAAGAAAAACATTCTAGTTGATTCATGCAAATATGACAATGTGGTTGTTATGCATGATTACTATACTTTCGATAAAGATTGGTATAAAAACTTTGTAGAATTTGGTGATGATTGGGACGTTTGTAGTAATGCACAACAACTGATTAATGGTAATCGCCATTTCACCGATTGGGTTACATGGGATTCTCCAGTATTTCCTCGATACACAGCTATGGCCTATGATGATTGGTCACATACTCTATGCATGTATCAGTCTGGTGGTTATATGATTGTGAAAAAAGATTTCTATAAAAAGTTTCCAATGAATGAAGAAATGACATGGGGTACAGCAGAAGATGTAGAATGGTCTTTGCGTATGCGTACTAGTGCCAAGTGGAAATGTAATGGCAAATCAATTGTAAAACATAATAAGGTACATCGTGATGCAAGATAAATTAGTAATTTTTGATTTAGATGGAGTTTTAATCGATTCGAGAGAACTTCATTATCATGCACTCAATGATGCTCTTGCAAAAGTAGGTCAAGAGTTTGTCATTAGTCGTGAAGAACATTTGAGTACATACGATGGCCTGAATACCACACGTAAACTTGAAATGTTATCTGAGAAGAAAGGTCTTGATCGTAAATATTTTGACCAAGTATGGAAAGATAAACAGACAGAAACATTTAAATTGTTGCGTGAATTGCCAAAGAATCACACCGCAATTTATATTATCGCACAATTAAAGAAGCGTGGTTGGAAAGTTGCTGTTGCAAGTAATTCTATCCGTGAATCTGTCCGTATCGCACTAAACGCTATTGGCA